AGCAATAGGCAAAGCATCTCTTAATAATCTTACTCCTTTCATTCCATACTTTTCGATTCTATTATAATTGGCAACAAGTTGTTCTCCTTGACTATAATCATCGATCTGTACAGCACCTATTATTTCTTCAGATAATATTTCAAGCGATCTAATTTTTAAATAATGAATAGTCTGTTTTATAGAAAAATCTATATTATGAATATATTCCCATTTTAACCATTCTTTAGATAATTTTCTTAAAAATTCCATTATTGTTTCAGTATCTTCTTCTTCTTGTAAATATTTTGATTTCAATCTATAAATTTCTTGAATATTTTTATCTGGTGCTTGTCTATATTCCTGCCAATATTCCAAAATCCATTCACTGATTATTCTTGAATATTTAGACTTAAAATATTTTGGTTTAGTTACTGGTGCAATACGATTAAGGAAATCAGTAGATACTATCATCATAATAATAATAGTACGTTCCTGAGATAAATCAATTTTTTCTCTTTCCAATAATGACCCTTTCTATTTAGTATTCACATGATCTTTATCATCAATACTTTTAAAATAACCATTACCTTCTTCAAATTCCAACAAACATAAATTAGCAATATCAATAAGATGTTCTTTATTTTTATCTTCCTGATATTTCTTAGATAGTTTTATAATGAATCCAATTCTATTATAATCTTTTTTATTTATAATATTAAGTTTTCCATATCGAAAAGAACCCATTATCAATCTATTCCTCATTAATTTTTCAAATAATTCAGACCATTCTGTTTTTTTCAATTTCTGTATGTCCTCTTTTTCAAAATTTATTTCCGGTAAATGGCATTTCCATTTCCATAGATTATTTAAAAAAAATTGTCTATTCATTGCCTATCCATATATTTCCGGCAGAATACTTTTTAATTCTTCTCTTAAAGGAATCATTATTTCTCTTATTTGTGAGTGTGCCTTTTCAGAACAACGTAAATTAAAAATATGTTTCCATTCCCTTAAATTACAAGTAGTTACTATTTCAGTTTTTAAAGAATTTGGGAGAACACTTCTTGCTTGTTGTGGTTTCCATCCTTCTTTTAATAAACGAATATATAATCCTTCTAATTCAAGCATACTTGAAAACCAAAGCATAGAAGCTGTAAAAGGTGTTCCCCAATTATCTGGACATTTTTTATATTCACCCTCTGGAATATCATCATATAACCATAAAGGTATTATAAAAGTAACTCCTCCACTATAATTACAATATCTTGTACTTTCTTGTGAATAAGAAGCAAGTCTATGTCTTACCAATTCATGAGTAACTCCACGGTCACAAATAAATTTTACAATAATATTTACATGTTCAATTACTGATAAATGGCCTGCTTTTACTATTCCTTTTACAAATTTACTGGCTGATTCTTCTGTTATTTTTTTCTCTGATTTATAACAAGTTCTTCCAGCAATTTCTATTCTCTTAAGAATAGTCTCTCTGTCTATTTCGGATAATATTTCATATCCAGGTTTAATTAGTTTCATTCATTCTCCTTTCATTAAAATTTACTATATACTCATATTTAGGATATGTGGATGATTATGCATATGATCAGGTACTTCAATATAAATTAAACCATTCCATCTACAAGATAAACCTGGATGAATTTCCATTTTTTCTATTTTTTCCCATATTTCAAATAATGGTATATAATCTTCCATATACTCACCTTCATATTTATATTTACCATTTATATTAAAATAAATTAAATTAACCTTTATTTTATAATCACATTTTTTATACATTTCAATAATACTATCACTTATCATAGTTATTTTCTCCTTTCATTAAAACTTCTAATATATCTTCAGAAAAGAAATCCTTTTCTTTTCCATCCAATACTTGCCCTAACATTTTTCCTTTTTCTATCAATAATTCTACTATTTTATTTTCAATAGTTCCTACTGCAACCAGGTAATAGGCATTGACACATTCAGACTGCCCTATCCGGTGACACCTGTCCTCCGCCTGCTCATGATCTGCCGGGTTCCACCCAAACTCAACAAAGGCCACAGATGAAGCAACAGTCAAATTAATTCCTATCCCGGCAGCCTGGATCTGCCCAGAAAAAATCTTTATATTTTCATTTAATTGAAATTGATCTACCCTTTCCTGTCTTAATTTAATATTTACACTTCCATCAATTCGTACTGAAATATTTTTGAATTTCTCTTCAATATCATCTAAAACAGCCCGGTGATAAGAAAATAAAACTAATTTCTCTCCAGTAGATATAAAATCATCAATCCAATTAAGAACAGATTCCCGTTTACAGGCATAAGCCATTTGTTTTAATTTCTCATAATTCCCTCTTTTTTCAATTACTTTCATATTTTCAATTTTATTAAAAACTTCCTCATACATTTTTTCATATTTACGAAAATCGGCTTGGTTTACTTCTAATGGAATTACCGTTTTTATTTTATCAGGTAAATCCTTTAATACATCCTTTTTTTCTCTCCGTATCATCAAAGGATAAATAAGTCTGTATAATTCTTTCCCATTAGTAAGCCCTTTAAAAGTCCAGCCGAAACCGTTATTTTTAGGATTACAAAAAGTCTGTAGATAATTCCATCTGTTTGGAAATACTTTAGGTTCAATTAAATTAAGAATAGTAAAAAACTCAGACGGTCTATTTTTTATTGGTGTGCCTGAAAGTCCTATTACTTTTTTTATTTTTCTTGCTGTTTCTATAAAAGCTATTGTTCTTATTGCTTTATGATTACTTATATACTGGATTTCATCAGCTATTATTATTTTTATATTTTCTTCATTTAATATCCTGGAAAACCAGCCACCTTTTAATATAGTTTTCTTTTTCCCATTTTTTATAATTACTTCTCCTATACCGAGAATATCATAATTAATTATATATATATTTATTCCAAACATTAAATGATCTGGATTCCTTCCACTTAATATTTGTATGCTTTCCTCAGGTAACCATTTATTTATTTCTCTTTGCCAGTTTAATTTTAATGATGCTGGGCAGATTACTAATGCTGGTCTTAATTCCGGGTGTAGTTTTAAATAACCTAAAGCCTGTATTGTTTTTCCTAAACCCATCTGATCTGATATGATTCCGTGTCCTTGTCTACTGGATAAAAATTGCACACCTTCAATCTGAAAAGGAAATAATCCTTTCAATTGACTTTTGTCTACTTCTGGTAATATTCTTTCCGGTTTAGATCTGTATAGATTTCTTATATATTCCTTTGCCTTAACTGAAAATATAAATCCTTCCTGTACAAGTATGTCTAAATTAGTTTCTATCGCAGGAGCTTTCCACAATTTATCCTTATAGCTCCGGCCTGTAAGGGTTTTCACTTTTGCCAAAGTTTCATAGAAAGCTTCCTTTGACGTATTATTGAAAGAGATAATGAAATGCCCATTTTCGTAGTCAACTATTTTCATTTAATTCTTTTTTTATCCAATCCTATTTTTTACTATTAAATTAAAACCTTTTTCTGTAACTCTATATGTTCCATATTTGTTATCTTTTTCTATTAATTTTTTATTTAATAACTTTATTATTGTTCTTTTTAAACAACTGTTTTCTTTTAAATTTTCAATATCTTTTATATAAATCATATCAAATCCACCTGCATTTATTTTTATTAAAAGAAAAATATCACCGTTAGTCAAACCAGGAAATTTAGATTTTTCATGAAAATAGGAATCACAACAATTACATTTAGTTTTCATATAAATCCTAACTCCTTTCCTATTTATATTAAATCCATTTTTACTGCACTATAAAATAAGGAACAGCCACAATCAGAACAAACAATTATTACAAAAGGAAAATGGAATATTTCTCCTAAATTTGTAGGAATAGAATCTGATACAAATATTCCATCCATAATTTCCAATTTCTTTTCATATTTTTCTCTTTTTATTTGTTTGCAAATTGGACAAGAACATTCATGATCATTTAACCATTTAATTATTTTATTATACGTTTCTTCATTTAAATTCTCAGTCAAATCCTAACTCCTTTCTTAATAATATAGCAACATCCTCCGATAACGCTCCCGGATCTTTTCCCTTTTCCATTTTTATTATCTCAACTTCATTTCCATATCCAGCAATATTTTCTGCCACTTTTTTAGCTTTCTTATAAGCCTCTTTTTCTGGGTCGAACATTAATATAATATGGTTGTAAGATAATAATAATTTTATCTGTTGTTCAGTAAGAGAAACTCCCAGGGAGGCACAGAAACCATCTCCCATTCGCCATACATCAAATACACCCTCAACAACACAAATAAGTCTTTTATTTTTACAATATTCTAATCCATATAAAATATGTTTAGGATTTATAATACTTTCAGAAGCGGAAAGGGTAAGGTATTTTTCTCTCTGTTTCCCTGTCACATCCCGTCCGGTAAAGGAAATTAAAATCCCATTATGATAAATAGGAATTATGATTCTATATCTATATTTTCCAGTTATTCCAGTTCCTTTTATTCCATATTTTTCTATTAGATAATCAGGATTAAATCTTCTCTTTCGTAAATATTTAATATGTATTTTTTGTAATTCTTCACCAGGCAGAATTATTCTTCCTACATTTCCTTTTTCCTTTTTATTGTATATAAAAATAGATTCTGAATTATAATTATATTTTATTTTTATTGCTTCTTTAAGTGTTTTTCCAGTAATTATCTGTATATATTTTGCCATATCATTAGCACCACATTTCCAGCAGGAATAATATCCATTTTTAGGATTTATTCCCCCATGATTGGATTCATCAGAACAAAAAGGACACTGTACACCAACCCATCCAATAGAAACATTTTTTCCTGAAAGAGAATATTGTATTCCATAATCTTTACAGAATTGAATTGCATTAAAAGCCATTATTTATATTCCTGTTCTAACCATGCTTTATATTCTTCTTTGAATTTTTCATATTTTTTATATTGATTTATTATATAAGAAATCATAAATGTTTTATTACTATGATAAGTATATTTAAAACATTCTTTATGTATCATTATATTGGGAAATAACTGATCATTATTAAGTAAAACAATAAGATTTTTTTCTGCTTTTTTTCCACATAAAGGACAATATCTATTAAAACGTTCTGTATCTATTTTCTCTATTTCATAATAGAATATTTTTACATTATTCCATTCAATAAATAAATCAGCCATTTTAATCCTCCTTATAATTAATGCTTAAGCTGCATTTTTATATTCTTTCCACCATGAATCTATTTCTTTCCATGCTTTTTTTATTGTAATTTTTTTCCATCCATATTTATCATTAAAATATTGAATGGTCTTTTCTTTTGATATTCTTCTTGCAGAAACCTTTGTTTTTTTAAGAGAAAATTCATAATCAAAAATAAATTGTAATACTGCTTGTGCTTCTTTAGATAATTTTTCATTCACTTCATAATAAAAATCAATAACACTTTGAAATCTTTTTTGTTTTCTATCTTCTATTCCTTGACATCCGGCCAAAGGAAAATCTCTTTCCTCTTTCTTTTTTTGTCTCTGTACCGATGTCAAAAAACCTTTGAACTGACTTTGTAAATATGTATATATACAACTCTTTTTTGAATCATATTTCTCTACAATACTACAAAACCATATATAAAGTTCATTCTCAATTTCATGTTTTTCTTTTCCATATTTTCGACAAATATTATCCCGTTTATGATCAAGAAAAGGTTTCCATTGCTTATAAGAAATGGCTTGTTTCGCTTTTTGCCAAGATTTTCTTAATGCCCCCGATTTTGTTTTACCTTCCCGGATATATATCCAGGCTGTTTTCATTATTTTTGATAAATTGTATTTCATCATAAAACTCCTTGTATTTAATCTCTACTTAATAATACCACAAGAAAATTAAAAAGTCAAGGGTTTTTTAATATTTATTAATTCTTTTATTTATTTTCATTTTATTAGCATATCCAATGTCAATAGCATCATAAATAATATTATAAAAAGTTCTTTTTCCAAGAAGAAACCATAAAAATCTTTTAAAAATATTTTTTGATTTATAATGCTTTAATAAATAATCGCTATTCTCCTTTATAATTTCATTTATTTTATCCATCTTTTATTCCTTTCTATATTCCTTTATTCCCGATATTTCCCATTTTCCTTCTTTATGCAGGGAAACATCAAATACTTTATTGGCAATCTCAATCATAGTATCCCGGTTATGCGTTACCATGATTATTTGTATTCCTAATTTATCGGATAGTTCCCTCAGGATTTCTCCTGCCTTAGGTTGTAAATCCGCCGAAAGATTAGAAAAAGGTTCATCTAATATTATTACAGGATTAGTCCTTCCTAATGACCAGGCTACCATACGTAAAGCTAAACAGGCAGTATTAACTAAACCCCCGCCTGATCCGGTAATAGGATTTATCTTTTTTCCCTGTTCATAAAAATCAAGAGAAGCTTCAGTCTGATTCCTTTTAATCTCAAATTGAACTTCAAAACTGTATCTATCGGGAAAAACAGCATCAAGGGCAAGTTGAACTATATCAGAAATATGGAACTTAATTCCCTCCTGGGTATCTTTAGCAACAATCTGAATAAAGGCCTGCGCTTTTTCTATAGACTGTAATCTTTTATCTAACTTATCCTTTTCCTTTTCAGATTTATTTAATTCTTTTTCTATTAATTCTTTCTTGCCCTTGTGCTTGAGGAATAGGTCTTTATATTGCTGTATTTCAGTTCTCATTTATACTTTCCCAATCAACAGCTTTTTTTATTCTCTTTATAATAGAATCAAGCTGGGCAGTATCATTTTCGATTTTTTCTTCTAGTTTTTCTACAAGTACCTCAGCCTCTTCTATATTGTTTGCTTCAAATTCTTCTCTTAATCTTTTTAATATACTTTTCATTTCAGCTTCATTCTCTGTTTTTTTCTTAATTAAAATGTCATGCTTTTTTTTCAATTCTTCGAATTCTCTTGTTTCCATATTATATCTCCTCTATACACTCTAATATAATTTCCTTTGTTCCTTCCTCTTCTATTTCATCCATTCTCTGCAATAGATTATCCCGAAATGAAAGAGAAACTTCCCCTTTATCCCGGATAGAAGAAACAAAAGCAGAAATCCTTTCATCCCGTTCCTTTGCCTGTTCTAAATATTCATCAATAATAAGGGAAGATTCATCAGGCACATTTATTTTTTCTATTTTCCCAATCTCAGTATCAACAAAATAAATTATAGGTTGATAATTTTTAAAATCTGCTGCTTGCCTTAATAAACATCCTGGATTTATTACATACCTATTATTTCTTTCATAAATAAAACTATGATGATTGTCACCAGTAAAAATCCATTTCGCTCCTGGGAAAGTTATTAATAAATCAGATGCTAAATAATAACCAGAATTAGGTAATATTTTTTCATTATCAGAAAATATTAATTCATGCAAAAATACAATTTCCTGTCCTGAATATAAACTTTCTTCTATTTGTCCATAGTGAAAAGCACATCCTAACTTCATCATAGGTAATATATTTGTCTTTTCCGATTCTGCTATAGAAAATAAAGAACCGAAAAGAGATCTATCCATATATTCAATACTATGATAAAGACAATCATGATTACCAGCTAAAATATAAAAATCTATTTCTGATGAAAAAATCCAATCCAATAAATATTTTAATATAGAAAAATGATCATTGGCTTTATCAAAAATATCACCAATAAGACATACTTTTGCTTTTCTTTTTTTTGCCTGCTGAAATACAAATTGAACTGCTTTTTTTTGTGTTCCAATCCAATCTGAATCTACCCGGCAGCGCGGTCTATCTGTTCTTATATGCCAATCTGCTGTTATAATTAACTTCATAACTCATTACATCCTTTTATATTATGTAAATAAACACTACCATTTATACACATTCCGTTTTGGTATTCATTTTCTTTATCATCAATATCGGATTCAATAGTGAGATTTAATGGAGGAAGATTATCCACTACACCATCAATAATAGAATAAAAAGAAAAAATAACACCTTCAATTTTTTCTTTTTCAGATAAATTTTTTTGCCTTAACCACCATCTTGCTCTTACCTTAATTGTTTCCATATAATCTTTTCTTGCTTCTTCAATTGTTTTCATCAATTCACCTTTTCCTTAATATTATCAAAAATTTCATTAAGATTTTTTAATTGTGTATGATTTAAATCTAAATCATTACCTCTTCTGATAAATATACTACTGATAAAAACTAATTCCCATGCAGACAAATAATCCTGGTTTTCAATACAAAAGGAAATCTTTTCATCCCATTTGTTTTTCGTTTCTTCACTTATCATTTAATTCCTCTGGTCTTTTTTCAAGGGAATTTTTCCAATTCATATTAATATTAGGAGTATAAATAACAATATCAAATTTCTCTATTGATTTTTTAATATACCAACAATCAACAGTTCTTCCAGGTTTAAATTCATACCAATACCACCAATTGTCTTGATCCATAGCTAACCAATTAGCCCATTCCGGGGCATCTTTCCATTCAGGTTTCATTTATCTCTCTCCTCTCTAAAAATAAAAATGG